TGACGATGGCAAGAGTACGTTGATAGGCAGACTACTGTATGATAGCAAGGCGATTTTCGAAGACCAGCTAGAACATATCGAGCAAACGAGCAAACGTCGGGGTGAGTCTGAAGTGAACCTGGCCTACCTCACCGACGGTTTGCGTGCCGAGCGTGAGCAAGGAATTACCATTGATGTAGCATACCGTTATTTTGCCACACCCAAACGCAAGTTCATCATTGCCGATACTCCCGGTCACATCCAGTACACACGCAACATGGTTACCGGGGCAAGCACTGCTAACCTAGCCATTATCCTCGTGGATGCCCGCAACGGCGTAGTGGAACAAATAGGGGTATCTCTTTAAATCACTCAAAAATGGTATTTTAAAAAAGACTCTAAGTTGTTGGTTGATAAATAATAAGACTTGGTTTAGCTGTTAATGTGTCCGAGTTAAATCACTCAAAAGTATTAATGTTGATTGAATAGCGGTTTAAAGGCGGGGGGAGTAGTTTAAAGATATGGTTATGATGATAAATAGGCGAATACAGGCACGTAAAAGCCTAGAGAACAAAGGATTTTAAGGGGTGAAAAGCCCTGTAAACAACGCAAAGAATGCCCTTTAAAGAGGGCTTTTTTTTTGCCTATACGCGACCCTGACGGCGACTGAAAATTGCTCAAAATCGAGTTGGTTTAACAGTTGGTTTAACAGTTGGTTTAACACGAGATGGTATTTTGACCCCACATTTAACCCCCTATTTGGTACAAAAAATGGGCGAAAAGAGGTGAAAAACAAGGATACATACCCCGATAATACACGGGGTAAATGATTGTTTGGTTTTGCAAATAGCTATTAATCAGTGTTTTGTAGGAAAACAAGAATGTGGCTCGCAAAAAAAAGCGTGCGTGGATGAGTGGATGTTATCATTACATTGATGCCAGGAAGGTTGGTTTTATTTTTTTGATAGCACGGAAGCTCTCGCTTGCTTGCTCTCGCTTAGTGTTGATTTATAGGCTTCTACTAGCCTGCGCTCGGCATCTATAAGCTCGCGCATGGCACGTATCTCGCTTTCCTTGGCTTTTATCTGGTCTTCCTGCGCCTTGATGACACGCTCAAGCGCCTCGCAATGCTTGCACGGTGGCGATGGCTCTGGTGCCTTGGTTGCATACGAGGGCGATGTCTCTTTAACCACCGTTTCAACACCCTTTTCTACTCTAACTAGCATATCTCCACGACCAGTTAATAACCAGGTGGGGTTGATGTCGGGGTAAATGATTAGGATTTTTTCTATTTTATCAGACCCAATAGCACCTCCATTTTTCAGAGACTTACCAAATGAGGCATTCGACATACCTATGCTTCGTTCAAATTGAGCAATAGTAATCTGTTTACAATCAATGTATTCCTTTATTCTATTCAGCATTTTTAAAATATTTTAGAAAATTTCCAATCGAAGGTTTGGAGGATAGGAAATTTCCTATTTATATTTGCAATACAATATTCAACTACAAAGTATGACAAAAGTAATAGAAAACACAAGATTGCCAAAGCTACTGCCATACAACTGGGTGAGCATCTTGGCCAAAGAGTGCAACTGCACCACTATGTGGGTTAGGTTGGCGGTGAGGTACGGACATACAGGGCCCAAGGCCGACCTCGTTCGAAAGGCTTTCAATGAAAAGTGGGGCGACATCACCAACGAAAAAACGTAACTATTTGAAAATGAACATAAGCACGAATCTGGGCTTATGTTGAAAATCAAATAGATATAACAAATGCACATTTTTAATTATCTAAAAATCACACATTTATGGAAAGTCAAAAAAATGAACTGGTACACCTTATAGAAGGAATACCAACGACGACATCGGACACGATGGCAAATGTTTTTGGAAAAGACCATAAAAGGGTTCTCCAAGATATAAGAGAGCTTGGTTGTAGTAATGAGTTCAAGTTGCTGAATTTCCAACCTATGGAACGAAATATAAACATCGGCAACGGGGCAGTGAGGAAAGACCAATACTACGAGATAACACGAGATGGTTTCTTCCTCCTTGCGATGGGCTACACGGGTGCGAAGGCGATGCAGTTCAAGGAGGCTTATATCGGGGCGTTCAACGCCATGGAGCGTGAGCTTCGTGAGCTGGCCAGCATTCGCACTGCGCTGAGCGTGGCAGACACGCTGACGAGCATCTTCCCCGTGGTGGTGGACGCAAGGGGGTGCAGCTCGCAGAGCCGAGGCATTCTGGGCGGGTACATCCGCAACCACCCGGGATTGTTCATAAAATGGCGGGGGCAGTGGCGGGCAACTAAACCTGTGGCAAACGTGCTGGAGAAACGTACCGAATTACAGGCGGCAATAGACGAGATGGATGGTTTCGAGGTTGACGGGCAACTGAGGCTGTTCAATTCTCAATTGAAAATTAACAATTGACAGTTGACAATTGAGAGTTGAGAGTTGAGAGTTGAGAGTTGACAGTTGAGAATTACGAATTTTTAAAAAACACATGGGCATGGGAATTAACAAGGAATACGAGGTGTGCTACAGGATGGCAACCTCTAACACAAAGGTTTACATGAGGGTTAGAGCCACGGGGATAGAATCGGCAATCGTCAAGGCGTATGGACATGCAGGGTCTGACATCGACATCTATGGAGTGTCTCTATTCGACGAGAGCAACCCACGTTACGCATTCAGCAATTTTGGAGCTGGATGCGCCACTCGAAGCGGAGCTGGTCTTTCATGGTGTGGCGGCACAGGCCAAGGAAGTTCTCCAGTATTGCGGTCATGTACACGGTGCTCTCGGGGTTCAGAAACGCACTGCCTAGCGTGTAGTACGCACTGTGGGTGTGTATTTGGCGAACCTCGTAACAGTCGCAGTGAAATGATTGAACAATACTTCTCTCGACTTCGATATGGAACTGATCGCACAACTACAGGAGAGCCTTGTGGAACTCGGCAGTCATCTCGCGAACATCAGCCTCGGAAGCCACACGACCGCAGCACACTTGCAGATAGATTTTGAATTGCATCACGGTGCTTTTTAAAGATTCATTCTACGGCTAATGTAGTCGAAAAACAAGAACGCTGAAGACTACAATGGTTGCCCCGACCGAAACTCGTAAATCATAACTAACTCACCCCCACCGCTGTGCCAAAACTAATTGACGATATGCTAGTTGTGACTGCCGACGAACTCGTGCCAGCGCACTTCGCAACCCTTGGAAGCCTGTCGGCGACGGTGAGCAGGGACGAGAAGCGGGGGTTTGGCATGAGGCGATTGACGAGGGGTGGCAATGGTAGCGAGCTGACGCTGTTGTTTGACTCGCTGCCGTCGCGGATTAGGATGCAGATGGTGGACCCACGGGTGGGCAACCACATGATGGAGAAGCACTACAGGGTGGATGTGGCGGCGGTGGAGTTCTTCCAGAAAAACAGCTACACGGACGACGAGACGGCGGGTCGCTACGTGGTGAACGCATCGGTGATGTGGGCTTGCTTGTGGCTGAAGAACGAGGCTGTGAACACGAGGCTGAGGCTGGGCAAGCGGGTGAAGGATAGCGAGGTGATGCAGTATGTGGCATCGGAACTGGTGACGTTCGGGGCTGTACTGGAGCGTAAGCACGGGGTGATGCACTCGCTGCCAACGGAGTACCGTAACTTGAGGGAGCGCATGCGGAGGTTCGAGTCTGATGGTTACGCGAGCCTAGTTCACGGGTTGGCTGGCCGCAAGAGCAACAACAGGAAGATGGACGAGTATGCGGAGACTATAATAAGGGCGATGTATGCCGGCACAGGCCGCAAGCCAAACTACACGGAGCTGGTGGGCCAGTGGAACGGTTTCGTGGATGGTTACGTGGAGGTTGTGAATAAGGCAACGGGCGAGATGTATAGCCCCGATGGTTGCAAGAAGCTGAGCCGAACGGCGATATACGATTTCTTGAAGAGCTGGGACGAGCGCATCGCGGTGAAAACGGCGAGGGGTGGCGATAGGCAGAAGTTGATGGGCGAGTTCAAGACGCCACACTCGCTGGACATCCCCCGCTGGGCTGGGTCGATAGTGTCGGTGGACGACAGGCAGCCTCCCTTCGAGTATGCCCAGGGCAAGCGGATGTGGTTCTACATTGGTCTGGATGCGGCGTCGTGTGCCATCACCACGTGGGTGTGGGGCAAGGACAAGGAGGGTATCATACTGGAGTTCTACCGCCAGATGGTTCGCAACCACGCCCGCTGGGGCTTGTGCCTGCCAGCGGAGCTGGAGTGCGAGAGCAACCTTAACGCCTCGTTCACCAGCACGTTCTTGAAGGAGGGCGTAATGTTCGACTACGTGAGGGTGGAGGCCAACAACGCAAGAGGCAAGTTCGTGGAGAGCCGCCTGAACCGACGGATTCGCTACAACCCCGCCCTCGAGAAGGGCGACACGGGATGGATTGCACGGCCATTTGCCCGCGACGAGGCCAACCAGGCTGGCCCAGAGAAACTGCAAAGGGTTCCCTACGACACGCTGGTGGAACGCTGCCTTGCGAACATTGAAACGTGGAACAACATGCCCCACGACACGGAGAAGAACATGAGCCGGTGGGATTATTTCACTCGCAACCAGAACCCCGACCTGAAGCCGATAAACTGGAGGGCTCTTCTCCCTCACCTGGGCCACAAAACACGTTCGTCGGTGAGGGCTGGTCAACTGAAGCTACAGGGCTGCGAGATGCTCCTGGGCAAGGGCGATGGTATATCGACGGGCGACGAGCTGCTGGGTTACTTGACGGAGGTGGACGGCAACGAGGTGGACGTGTACTGGCTCGACGATGATGATGGCGAGGTGATGCAAGCGCTGGTGTACGTGGGCGATAGATATATATGCAACGCCGTGCCGAAACCTCGCTACAACCGTGCCCGTGCCGAACAGACAGAAGCCGACGTTGCTGCACGCGAGCTGATGAGCGCCTACGTGGCCACGATAGAGGGCTACAAGACGAGGAAGCTGAAGACGATAGAGAAGGTGGAGGTGATAGACAACCGCAAGGTGACGGTGAACGACAACTTCAGGATAGGTGGCAGACGACCAGTGGTGGAACAGGTGGATGTGGAGGTGATGCCCGAGGTGACGGTGGATGAGGTGATTGATTACGAGACAGAGACGTTTGTGAAGAGCCTCAGGGACAGGTATTAATTGTAAAAAAAAACTCATAAAACTTAATGACTATGGAAATTAGCACGGAATACAAGAAAAAGGTTCTGGATGCACTGATGGAGGTGCGCAAGAACTTCACGGGAAGCGATTCGGCATTCAGCAAACAATGGGGTATCAACGCCGCTGTTTACAGCCGGATGAAGAACGGCGAGACGGAAGAGGTGCTGAACGGCACGAAGTGGATAACGATGGGGAGGGAGCTGGGTGTATCGACAGGCGACCGCAAGTGGAAGACTGCGAGAACTGATGTTTTTACTGTTATAGAGCAAGATATTTTGTTCTGCAAGGAGTATAGCAAGAGCCAGATCTTTGTTGATGCATGTGGAATAGGAAAGAGCTACACGGCCCGCTACCTGAGCCGCACGACGAAGAACTGCTTCTACGTGGATGCCTCGCAGTCGAAAACGAAGAACCAGTTCATCCGCCTGATGGCAAAGACAATCGGTGTTGATGCCCACGGGCGATTAATTGACATTTTATCGAACATTAAATACTACTTGAAGATGTTGCCCAAGCCCGTCGTCATCATCGATGAGGCAGGCGACTTGAACTACGAGGCGTTCCTCACCATCAAGGAACTATGGAACGCCACGGAGGGTGCATGCGGTTGGTACATGATGGGTGCCGACGGTTTGCGGGCGAAGATAGAGCGTGGGATAAGTTGCCGCAGGGTGGGCTACCGAGAGATATTCTCGCGCTTCTCGGAGAAGTATAGCAAGATAGTCCCAGCCGGCAAGGATGACCAGGCTGCCTTCTACAAGAAACTAATCAACGACGTTCTGACGGTTAATTGCGAGGACACGTCGGTGGTGCCAGGCATCATAAGCCGCTGCCTTGTTCGCGATAGTAACGGCGAAGTAGGTGGGTTGAGACGAGCTGAATCGCTGTTGATATTGAACTCGTGAAACAAGTGCTAAACGATAACAAGAGAATTGTATGAGCCGCAGCCTAACAGTACGCAACATCTACGACAAGAAGCACAAGACCTTCGCCTTCGATGGCGTGTGGCACGATGTGCTTGGCAACATGGCAACGAGGGGAATAATCCTCATCTACGGCAGGGAGAAGAACGGCAAGACATGGTTTGCCCTGCAGCTAGCCAACATGCTGAGCCAGTATGAAAGGGTTCTGTACATCAGCGCTGAGGAAGGCGTGGAGAAGGAGTTCGCCGAGTCGATGCGCCGTGCCGGAATAGAGACTGGAAACCGCTCGATAGGTTTCGACGAGTACGTTCCTCTCGATGAGCTCGATGAGCGGTTGCAAAAGCGCAAGTCGCAACGTGTGGTAGTGGTTGATAACCTCACCATCTACAACGACGAGTTCAAGAACGGTAACTTCAGGAAGTTCGTGAAGACGCATGAGGATAAGCTACTTATATTCATAGCACACGAGGAAAGGGGCGAACCCTACACCTCGTCGGCCAAGATAGCCTCGAAGCTCGCGAAGGCAATCGTGAGGGTGCAGGGTCTGGCGTGTTTCGTGGGTGGACGAGTGCCAGGCGGACGGCTGATGATAGACGAGCGAACGGCGCGGCTCTACCACGGTGATACGAGCGAACCCTAGATTACCGACACTACTGCTAATTAGTTTTCAAATCTTAAAAAAACAAATAGTATGAATCATTCGAGGTTTTTCGCACTGCTGGCTCAGATGCCAGGGGCAGACAAGGAAACGATAGTTCACGAGGCGAGCGGTTTCACGACGAGTCTCTCGGAGTTCGCACAGGCAGACATAGCCAGCTACTGGCGGATGATAGCCGACATGGAGCGTGCTGTGTCGCGGAAGGTGGACGAGAGCACATGTGTTGAGAATGTGGAAAAGGAACAGAAGCGACTACGCTCTGCGATACTGCACAGGCTACAGAAGCACGGGGTGAACACAACGGACTGGAAGGCGGTGAACACATTCATGAGCCGCCCGCAGGTTTCTGGCAAGATGCTGTTCGAGATGAGCATAGATGAGATGAAGGCATTCGTAACGAAGATGCACGCCATCCTTGATAAAGACAAGCAGCGGCAAGATGCTGAGAAGAAAAAGGTGTTGAGTAACTAATACTAAAACGGGCAAACAATTATGACTGACGAAGAGAAAATAAGGGTTTACGAAGATGAAATACGCCGCCTTAGGGTTGAATGCCAACGGCTGGAGCGAGAGGAAAACTACCCAGAAGCATTGAAGGTGTTGCACGAGATAGACGATGTGCAACGGCGCAAGGAGGTTCTGAAAAACATACGGTTGCACAAAACAGGTGTTGATACATACAAATTGCCACGTAACATACAAACACGAATATGATGAAAATAGAGAAACTACTGAAAGAACTGCATGCAGTTAATGTGAAGATGGATAGAGCTGTAGAAAGAAATAAGGTGAAGGTCTATCTGGAGTTGTTGAAAATAAAAGGGAAGATTTTGGCAGACATAGACAAAGAGCGAAAGCTGTCTGCCCAGTGTGAACATGAAAAACTAGAATTATGTGCGGTATAAAGGCTGTAAGCTGGCTGGCATTAGATGCACGACGCAGGGAACTTGAGGAATGGCTTGATGATGCTGATTGCAATCACCGTAAATACCAAGAGCGATGCAGGGATTATGCCGAGGTGCTGGCGGAGATGGAGGAGCGAAAAAAGGAGGCGGTGCCGGAGGGGGATGAGGAATGTTGAATGTTGGATGTTGGATGTTGAATGAGAAATATTGAAAAAAGTATGGCAATAACAAAAACGAGGCAGTTCGGACACGCGAGTAAGCTGGTGTGTAGAGAATGCGATGGTACGGGCGAAGACCCCGCGAGTGAAACTACGATAAAACAATGCTCAATGTGCGAGGGCACGGGTGAGATTATCAGGGTAGTGAAGGGAACTGTTGAAATAATGACAACGGGAAATTGGAAACACAATCAAGAGTAAATAGTTTATAATTTTTAAAATTCAATATATGAGTACGATAGACATAACGAAGTTGTCCGCAGAAGAACGGAAGGAGTTGCAAAAACAATTCAGGGAAGATGAAAGACAGCGAAAGCTGCGGGTGAAGAATGACCAAGAGGCATATAAGGTTCTCGTAGATCAGGGCGTGACGCAGTGCATGATTATGTTGCAGAATGCAAGTGATAATTTGGCTCGCACTAAGAAGCTGGTGTATGATACTATGGAGAGTGCGTTGAAGATGAAATTAGACATTTTCGAGCTGAAGGAAGACGACCAGTTCTCTCACACGTTCAGCTCTGCGGATGGGCGAAAGACAATCACGATAGGCAGCCGCACTGTGGCACGATATGACGACACGGTGACGGCAGGTGTGGCGAAGGTGAAGGCGTACATAGCTTCGCTTGCAAAGAACGATGAAACAGCGAATCTGGTTGAGCTAGTGACTAGCCTCATGCGCCCCGACAGGGATGGTAATCTGAAACCTAACAGGGTTCTTGAGCTCAAGAACATAGCTGACAAGATGGAAGTAAATGCGATGACAAAGGGCGACATGACTAACAATGAGCATACGTTCATCGATGGAGTAAACATAATCATTAATGCCTATCGCCCCGAACGCACAAGGTTATTCGTGGAGGCACGAGTGAAGGATGAAAACGGAAGTGAACGAAGCATCCCGCTGAGCATATCAACGGTAGATTAGTTAACCATAATGTGCCACATTGAGCTGTGGCACATATTTACATACACTATTCGATTATGAAAAAGCAGCGACGATACTACCTGCACCGGTGTGTTCGGCATAGGCTTAAACTATCCCTTGATACTCGCAAGCGAACAATCTACATAAACCACACACAATGGAACTTGTACAAGAATCACAACTGGTTAAACGAGCTACAGAACGCTGGCTACGGAATCCAGCAAAGCATAGGGTGAAGCCAGACCCAAACGCTGAGCGGGTGTACGTTGCTGGGAAAGTGGGCGACTTATCGGACGATGAATACTACAAAAAAGTGTTTGCAAAGTTCGCCGAGAGAGAGAAGCAGATGAAGGCGCTTGGATATGTTGTGGTGAACCCGATGAGATTGGTGAAACGAGGAACTGACTGGAAAACCGCGATGTCGATATGCCTTAAGGCACTAGCTACCTGCGATGCGATAACACACCTACCCGATGTTTACGACAGTCGTGGGGGGATGATTGAACTAGGGGTGGCGAAAGGAATGGGGATACGGATGGTGTTCCCGAGTAAGATGAATGTTAAATTATGAATGTTGAATTTTAAATTTTAAATAAAATGCAGTTTAATACGGAAAAAAGCAGAGACTCGTGGTTCGAGGAACAGGGGTTTACAATAGAGGTATCTTACCACCGAAATTCTCCGACTTCTAATGTTGATGATTTGAGGTTCGATGAGTTTTCTAAGCCGATTAATACTAATGCTAGTGTTGATGTATCGTACAGCTATGAACTCGTTAATGGCTCTTGGAGGTTGATTGATTCGGCTGTTTATTTTGACCAGCTTAAGGTGAATGTTCGAACCGTTGAAGAGTTGATGGATGCGGTTGGTTGTTTGAAGAGACTTTTTGGGCGTTAATAAATTATGTATGATATACGAGTTGACAAGCAAGAATATCGATGGTAGCCTGATATTCGAGTATGATGATGATACTGGGGTGTTGGTGCGATTTAGCCTCAATGCACACCTTGATGAAAAGCAAAGGTCGTTTTTCTGCAAAAGTTTCCCGATGGTTACATCTGTTTTCGATCACTGGCGTGAGGCTGGGTTCAAGTTCAACTTGGAGGAGATAATCGAGTCGCCTACGTTCGAGTTGTTCTACGAGCATTACCCAAAGAAGCAGCAGAAGAATGATGCAAAAAAGGCATGGGAAAAGCTTAGCGAAACAGAAAGACGTAGCGCAGTGAAGTACTTGAAGGCTTACAAGTATCAGCTTCTAACGGAAACGTGGCGGTCTCCGCTACTTCCAGCGAGCTATCTCAATAAAAAGATGTGGGAAGACTAGTGTTAAATTAATAATTAATAATTAAGAAAAAAACGCCCCTTAAACATCATTTAAGGGGCGTTTTTTTTTGATTATGGACATGGAAATTACAGCATTGATGCGTACATTTGCTGTGTAAAAACTCCTGATTATGAGAAGCACGACACTGAAACAACGCAGAGACATGGCGATAGTGAGGAAGTTCCACGAGCTGTATGACGTGAAGCGCAGGCGGATGGATGACGTGCTGAAGGAAATGAGCGAAGACCATTTCTACCTAGACACGAGCTACATCTACTCCTTAATTTTCTACAACAAGGAAAACAACGCATTCTACGGTGAGCTACTTAGTCAACCAAGTCGGGTAGCTGAAAAAGCCCGTAAGGCTGCGACGTGCTGTCGGGCGGAGCGGGAGCCTTATGAACAACTACATCTTGAACTATAACCGTATTAACATCTTCCATGGCGCTCTCGTCGAGTGCGATGCACTGGAAAGATACCCGGCACATATTGCCAGCCCCACCAGAATCTTCACCCCCAACGTACACTCGCCGCATCTCGCTGAAGTTGACCCCATCGGTGGCGTGAAATGCTTTATGCAAGTTTGTTTTTGACTGGAGGAACTCTAGGGCAGAATCCAGATTTGCTGACCCAATGTAGGTGTCGGAGAATGTCTCGTGGAACAGTCGGAAGTCCACCTGCAGGTTAAGTTCCTGTGATTTGAGCGAAAGGTCTTCGCAAGATAGTGTTCGCCAGTCGATGAAAACGGCAGGTGTGGGGAATGGTAGTTCGGACGACAGGAACGATACTTGTTCGTGCCACAAATCGACCCAGCGAATCTCGGGCATCTTTGCCGCAATGATAGATGCAAGTTCGGTGTAAAGTGCTTTGTCCATTTGAATGTTGAATGTTGAATGTTGGATGTTGAATTTTGAATGTTAAATGTTGAATGTTGAATGTTGAATGTTGAATGTGATTACGGTGTTATTTGTTTCGTTTCAATTAATTTGATGAGGAACTTGTCGAAATTGGACATCATTATGGGGCTGTCGCCCATGAACTGACGCTGTGGTATCTTTATTTTACTACCTACCTTGATGAGGGCGAGTGCCTTCCAGAACCGTGCCTTGGCCACGACATTGAGGTTTGATTTAGAAAATGCTGATGTGCCTCGTTTCTCTGATGACTTTATGTTTCCCCACGTCTTGCTGCCCCTCTGTATTCCCGCTGCCTCGTAGTATTTTGCCCAGAATAATGAGTTCATCTTCTCGGTAATGACTATGGTGCCTCCATCGTTGTGGATTGCCGAGTATGGTGTGTCGCTCTCGACAACGACTTTATTTCCAGCCGCGGATACTTTGTGTATAGAACGCATGAGTGTACCGTCGTTGTACATTGTCTTACGCATTTGGTTTCGGGAGTCTTTCCATTTCTCGAACGAAGCCCCGGTGAAGCCCCCGTCGCGAAAGCTCTGCTGGAAGTGCTTGACGGATTCGGTGGCAGCGTGTCGTCGAGCCTCAGTTTTTACCTCGGCGGCGAACTGTACGAAATTTGGTATGTTGCTTGCATTTGACATAATAATAGTTGTATATTTGCAATGGTTCGCGTCACGGACAAGAATCTTCGCTAAGGGGTTGTGGCTTCGGTTACAGCCCCTTATTGCGTTATATACCTTGGATAGACTTGAAGTCATTATCAATGATTTGCCGTCTCGTTATCATATACGCCTTATCACCTTTTATGATGTAAATGTGTTTTATGTTTTTGTTTCTGCTCATATCTGCGAATGTTCCCCTTAATACTGCTGAAAGCACAACATATACTTCTTGTTTTTCTTTAGAAATATCAAATACCACGGAACTACAACCCTGCGAACTTGCATCTTTAGCCCTATTGTTTATGAAATTCTTTATGGAATTACCAGTCAATGTTTTCAGGTCGCATATATCATCGCTTGAGCCAATGCCCAGCTCAGGGTTCTTTTCATCGTCAACGTAGAGGTGATGACGTATGTAAATATCCTTGTTAGTTAGCCCGCCAATTTTGCGAGCCGCCGAGACATTATCTTCTATATCCTCGGGGTCGGCAAAATCGCTTAAGAATATTTTCTTGCCGTTTTCCTGTTCAACAGATAAACGATACTCAGAGCCTTTTTTGATTTGCTCGGTGTTGTCCCTTACCGTTTTTTGAAGTTTTACGTCTATTCTCTGGTTGTACGGATGTTTCTCGGTGAACACCTGCCCCGATATTGCAGGGTTATTGGCGTACTGTGCGTTGATTTTCATCGGTTTGTCGAGCGGTTCATCGGTTGTTTGCTCGAGAATGCAGCGGCAATTAGGGTCGAATGGTGGGGTAACCTTCCACTCGTTTACAGGTTTTACCATACCTTCCATGACGGCGTGGGTATCGCGAACGTCGTCGTCGGCCATTGTGCGGAGCTTAAGGTTGGGGTATTTGTCAATGTCTTCCTGGAACTGCAAGAAGTCGCGAGCCGATGCAGAACTAGCCCCCGCGAAACGCCGCTCGACATCCATCCACGCCCCGTTGTGGGTGGCGGCGATTGACTTGGCTGCCTTCATGTACTCGTCCTTGGTCTTCGCCCCTGTCTTTACTTCTGCTAGCTTGCTAATGAGGTCGTAGGTTTTTGCACCCGAGAATCGCATCATGTTGTGGCGCAGGCGTGCGGCGGTTGGGTTGGTGGCATAGCCTGTTCCCCACGCCGATTGCGAGGTTGATGAGAGGTTTGAGTATGCCGCATTGACGTATTCCTGGTCTAAATCCTGCGGCTGTATCTTGTCATCGAAGACGTCGTTGATGATGCGGGTTGTGGCTGCATCGAGCGTTGTGGCGGCAGTGATGCCCGTTCTATTCACTGCCGCCGCTGGCTTTTTTCCGTTTTTGTCGTTTACGGGTGGCTCGGTAGGTGGCGAAGAAACAGCTGACTTGATGTCGGTGATGGGAAGCCCGGTAATCTTTGCAAGTTCCTCGACATCGAATGTGTAGTATGGCGAGAGGTCTTTTATCGATGCAATAATATCCTTGAGGGATAGTTGCTCGCTGTCGTCGAACTCTAATGATAGCTTCGCAAGCGGTGCATAAGCGCTCGAAAGCTTCACGAGGCGAGGTCGAAACTCGGTGTTGAAATAGAATTTAAACATGAGTTTATCGACAGCATTGCGGAGCTTCAGGAGTCGCTCCTGCACTTCTGCCGCCCCGACGAACGATTTCTCGTCGCTCACGCCAACGCCACCCAGGATGCGCTTGCTCATTTCCTTGTTTGCGACGTCGGAAATGAGAGAGAGAAACACCTGATACGCATCGGCGTTGTTGAGATTGGGAACTTCGAACCG